GGCAACTACGTCACCGGGTGCAGTTCCAGCAGGCCGCGGCCACGCCCGATGCTTTCGGGCAGCCCTCGACGACGTGGGCCACGTACTACACCTGCTGGGCAGACATTGAGATTCTAAGCGGCCAGATGCTGAACGAAACCGCTGAGTTCGTTTCCAAGGCGACGTACGTCGTCTGCATCCGCTGGGCAGGCGCGGCTGTCCAGATCAGCGCCGCCGACCGCATCATCGCTCTCGCCGACGGCGCCGTCTACGTCATCGACACGGTGACCGACATCGAGCGCCGCCGCCGCAAATTGCAGATCCTCTGCCACGTTTTGAATGAGGCGGACTGATGGAGCTGGAATGTTCGGTCGATACCTCACAGTTCGAGCAGAACCTTACTAAGTTCGGCGCCAAGGTTGCCAGCGTCATCCTGGCCAAGGCTCTGCGCGCTGGAGGCAACGTCCTGGCCGAAGCGCAGCGCGAAGCGGCTCCCGAGCGCACTGACGGCGTTCCCGGAGGCGACGCTCTGCCGCCCGGAGCGCTGAAGAACGATATCCAGGTGCAAATCGATATCGACGGAAGCAGGCAGGTTGGCCTGGTCAAAGTCGGCCCTGGAGTTGGCACGGGCCACGTCGCTCTCTGGCTTGAAGGAGGCCATGAGATGGTCTCGCACGGTAAGAAGCGCAATCGCAAGTTCATCGGCAAAGGCCGCGTCGAGCCGCATCCATTCATTGGACCTGCTTTCCAGGCCTCCGCGCAGCACGCGGTGGAGACGGTAATCGAACTCATCGCCGACGGCATCAACGAAGAGCTCGGTGCCAGCGGAGATCTCATCGCTGAGGGGTTGTCATGATTGAAGCCGGCATTACCGCCAAGCTTGACGCCGACCCTGGCGTCTCCGCCCTTGTCGGCGCGGGTGTCATGCCCCTGACACTGCCACCTGGATTCACAGCCTTCCCGGCCATCACCTATGCGGTCCTGCCGGACAAGCAAGTCATTCTGCTGGACGGAAGCATGGGCGAGCTGCATTCGCGCCTGCGGTTCCGCTGCCACGCCCTCACCTATGCCGCCGCCGCCAATCTTCGCGCCGCGGTCCATGCGGCGCTCGACACCTTCGCCGGCCCGCTGGCAGACGGAACCATTGTCCAGGCGGTCGAGCCGTCTGACGGCGCCGATTTCTACATCGCGGAGAGCAAGGTGTACGGCTGCATCTGCGAGTTCATCTTTCACTTTCAGTAATCGCAAATTCACGAATTCAGTAATCACGAATTCAACCAGGAGAAACAGCAATGCCCAGCCTCGCACAGCCAGGACGCGGCACAACCATCGGAATCGGAGCGGTGCCCACCACCATCGGCGAAGTAAAGTCCATCACCCGCTCAGGGTACGAGTGGAAGACCGAAGACGTTTCCAACATGAGCACCTCGACTCGGGCCACGGAGAAGATCGCCACCATCTTCGAGCAGGGCACGGTTGAGCTGGCTGGCAACCGTGCGTCCTCGGACGTGGGACAGATCGCGCTCGAAGCGGCGGAAGTCAGCGGGCTCGCTGTCCCCTTCGTGGTCACCCTGCCCAAGACCTCGGCCCAGACCACCACGGGCGATACCTACACCTTCAGCGCCGTCGTGGTTTCCGCGCATGAACCGGCCGACCTCGATGTTGCCAAGTCGATCCAGTTCAAGGCCAAGCTCGACATCACTGGCGACGTGACCTTCGCCGTCGGAACCTAAAAGTTTTTTGGGGTGTCATCCTGAGCGACAAGCGCCAGCGGCGGGCAGCGCGGCTGGGTTACCAGTTAAGCCGCGCGTTACCCCGCTGCAAGCGACGAGCGAAGGACCCCAGCGCAGCCAGCGTTGCGCTGTGGTCCCAAGCTTTTCGACCAGCAATCGGTTCCACCAATGCCCTACCCTTCCCTGTACACCGGAGCAATCATCGATGAATACGAAGTCGAAGGTCCAGAGCTCTCCCGCCGATCCCACTCTTCCCAAGGTCGCGCTCACCCTCAACGGCCGCGAGTATTTTCTCGCGTTCGATTTCAACGCCCTTGCCGTGGGCAGCGAGCTGCTGGGCGAAAATCTGCTGGAAGAGTTGAAGTTTGAGAACATCAGCGCCAGGCGTCTGCGCGTCATGCTCTTTGTCGGGCTGCTCAAGTTCCAGCCGGAGATTACCGAGGAGGAGGCGGGCGCGCTTGGCGGGCCGTTCAACGCGGGCAAAATTCTGAACGCCATCGCCGCCGCCTACACCGGCTCGAACCCGGAAGCGTCGCCCGAGACAGGGGATAGTAAAGTCCCAAACGCCTAGCGCCAGCCCGGCGGCTCACCGCGCCACAGCGCTGGCTGCATCTCTGGTCTACCGCGCAGGTTGAACTGGGTTTGTCATCTACCCAGTTCTGGCGGCTCACCCCGCGCCAGTTCGCCGCCCTGTTGGCCCGCAAGCGCGAGCAGCGCGAGTACCACGAGCTGCTCGTTGGCATCCTGGCTTCGACGGTGGCGAATTATTCGATGGGTGCACCCAAGAAGTCGCGCGTGCCTTCGGACTTCATGCCATCGCAGATGGGCAAACGCCGCGAAGCCAAGCCGAAGCGCATCAGCCGCGCCAAGGTGGCCGACCAGGTACGTTCGATCTTCGGCGGCATGGTCAAGCAACAGGGCTAGGTTACTAACGTTCGCTGGGGATCACAGCAGGCGGGGCTTTCCCGTGGTACTCTTCCGTGCAACGCGCTTGGGAGGGTATCAATATGTGGCTGGTCGGCCTGCTCGCCGTCTGCTTTATCGTCTTCGTCCTTCTGTCCAAGGCATCTAAGCCCTTAAAGCCAGTCGAGGATGAGCCTCCGCTCCGTCAACCCGCGCAGGGCAGCCCCGAACAGTGGCTCATTGATTGGCAGGCGATCTTCGAGGAGTCCTTTCCAACCAAGATACACGGCGTCGACCAGGGAGACGATGGAGTGTCGCGGCAGGAGATAATCGGGAAGTGCGAGTCCGGCGACCGATTGCGCATCGCTCGGGAGGCGTCGAACGCGTACGACCCCAACGCTCTCCAGGTCGTGACGTGGGACCAGAAGCATTTGCTTGGCTATCTTTCAAAGGACATCGCGAAGCGGTACGCGCCGATGATCGACGCGGGGGGCTACGCGGAAGCCATCATTACCAAGGTCACCGGAGGCACCGCGAGCAAGCCATCCCTGGGCGTCAACATCATGTTCGGTGTGTTCTCGGCCGAAGGGCTGGAAGAGGCATTCAAATCGGGGAAGGCTACGCGGATCGAAAACTAGCGTGGCGCTGCTTCGTTCGCGATCTTGTCGCGTAGCGCATTCGCCGCGTCAACGAATCTCTCCTTCATTCGGACGCGCGCGGCCTGGACCTCCCGCATGGTGTGTGCCTTAAACGCTGAACGATCGATGTCGTCACAGATCGCATTGGCGTCCTGCTCAAATTGTAAGGTCTCAAGCCTGGTGAAGCCCTCCCCGGTTTTGCTTTCGTGTCCCAGCATGTAGTTGCTTAAGCGGGACGACTCCTCGTTGCAGTCGCCAATCAGGCCCCACCGAGCCTCGGACACGCGGATTTCTTCCAGGGTGGCTTTTGTCTGAGCGCGCGCGGCGCACGTCAGCAGGGTGCAAAGCAGGATGGGTACGACCCAACAGGATGGTTTCACGGTTATTCTCCCAAGTGTGGCGCGTTCGCAAGTAGCTTACTCTCGGACGCCCGTTTCGTCTTTTATTTATTTCCAGCAAAAACATCGAGGTAACCATGCCGGGACCGGTAGGAATCGCACGAGTTGATATCCGCTGCAACACCAACTCGGTCACCACGGGCCTCGATAAGGTCAAAACGCAGACCCGCGCGGCCATGGCTCAAGTAAAGAAGCAGGTCAACGAGTCCAACCGCACCCTCAGTCTCTTTGGCGAGGCCTTCGGCGTCCATCTCCCGCGCCACATCCGGACCTTCGTCTCGGAGCTGCCGGGCGTTTCCACCGCGATGTCCGCTGCCTTCAGCGGCGTTGCCATCATCGTCCTCGTAAAGCTGCTCGCCGACGCGGTCGAGAAGATCAAGAAGTTCAAGGAAGGGCTCGACGCGGCCAA